CGCAAATTCCAAATCAATGAAATTGCTCGAATTTTTAGAGTGCCTCCGCATATGGTCGGAGACCTTGAGAAGTCGAGCTTTTCTAATATTGAGCAGCAATCCCTTGAATTTGTCAAATACACCCTCGACCCCTGGGTCATTCGGTGGGAGCAATCCATACAGCGTTCACTTCTCTCGGAAGACGAGAAAAGCAGTATCTTTGTCAAGTTCAACCTGGAGGGCTTGCTCCGTGGAGATTACCAAAGCCGTATGAACGGTTATGCCATCGGTCGACAGAACGGCTGGATGAGTGCAAACGACATACGTGAGCTTGAAAACCTTGACCTCATTCCCGATGAGGAGGGCGGCAATCTATATCTCATTAACGGCAATATGCTTCCGATGAAAAATGCGGGTGCGTTTGCAAATATCAATACCGATGACGGAAAGGAGGAAAATTCCGATGAAGAAACCCCAAGCACAGAAGTTTTGGAGGTGGAGGAACGAAGCGGAAAGCGATTCACCCGTAACCGAAAGAGTCCTTGAACTTTACGGCACCATTGCGGAGGAGAGTTGGTTTGATGACGATATCACCCCGAAAATGTTTAGAGATGAACTTTTCGCGGATAGCGGAGACGTCGTAATTTGGATCAACTCGCCCGGCGGTGATTGTGTGGCGGCAAGTCAGATCTACTCGATGCTGATGGATTATAAGGGCAACGTTACCGTTAAGATTGACGGCATTGCGGCGTCTGCTGCATCTGTCATTGCAATGGCAGGCACGAAGGTTCTTATGGCTCCTACGGCGCTGATGATGATTCATAACCCCGCAACGATGGCATTTGGTGACCACGAGGATATGCAGAAAGCCATTGATATGCTTTCCGAGGTAAAGGAATCCATTATCAATGCCTATGAGATCAAAACCAATATGTCTCGCGCCAAGCTCTCCCACCTTATGGACTCCGAAACGTGGATGAACGCCAAGAAAGCAATCGAACTCGGCTTTGCCGATGATGTTCTGACGGATGAGAAGCTTTCCACTGACGTTGAAATCCCAGCCTATGCGTTTTCGGGCAAAGAGGTCGCAACGAAGCTGTTTAATAAAATTACAGCCAAAGCGAAGCCCGAAGCCAAAACCGCTCCGACAGCGGAGCCGGAAACCACACACGGACGCTCTTATGATGAACTTATGGAGCGTCTCAACCTTTTGAAATATTAAAATTGGAGGATTATTACTATGACTATCAATGAACTGCGTTCCAAGCGCGCTAAGGCTTGGGAGTCTGCGAAGGCATTTCTTGAGTCTCGCAGAAACGATAAGGGCGTTCTTTCCGCAGAGGATGACGCCGCATACGCAAGAATGGAGAACGATATTGCAGAGCTTGGCAAGGAGATTGCTCGTATGGAGCGCCTTGAGGCACTTGATGCCGAGATGTCCAAGCCCGTAAGCTCTCCCATCACCGAGAAGCCCGCTTCTGCCAAGGTTGATACCAAGGTTGGTCGTGCGGCTGATGAGTACGGCAAGGTGTTCTGGAACAAGATGCGTGGCCGTATGAATGCCGACGTCAACAACATTCTCTCTGTTGGCACCGACACCGAAGGCGGTTTCCTTGTACCCGACACCTTTGAGAAGCATCTCATTACGACTTTGAATGATACCTTTATCATTCGTAAGCTGGCACACACCTTCAACACCTCTTCGGGAACTCACAAGATTCCCGTTGTGGCTACCCGTGGTGTTGCCAACTGGGTAGAGGAAAACGGCACGATCCCCGATTCCGATGACGGCTTTGCACAGAAGACCATCGGCGCACACAAGCTCTGCGCTCTTATTAAGGTTTCCAAGGAGCTTCTCAACGATGCAGCCTTTGACCTTGAGAGCCACTTCCAGAAGGAGTTCGCATATCGTATCGGTAACGCAGAGGAGGTTGCCTTTGTAACCGGTGATGGCGAGGGTAAGCCTACTGGTCTTTTGAATGCTGTTGATGGAGCAGAAATCGGTGTTACTACCAAGTCTGCAACCGCTATCACCGCTGAAGAGATTATGGACCTTTATCATAATCTCCGCGCTCCGTATCGTAGCAACGCGGTATGGATTCTCAACGACGCTACTGTTGCCGCAATCCGCAAGCTCAAGGACAACAACGGTCAGTTTATGTGGCAGCCCGGTCTTCGTGAAGGTCAGCCCGATACTATCCTTGGTAGACCCGTTTACACCTCTATCGCAATGCCCACCATCGATGCAGGTGCCAAGACCATTCTCTTTGGTGACCTCTCCTACTACTGGATCGGTGACCGTGAGGGCGTTGAGTTCACTCGTCTGAACGAGCTTTACGCTGATAAGGGTCAGGTCGGTTTCCTTGCTACCAAGAGAGTCGATGCCAAACTCATCCTGCCCGAAGCCGTCAAGGTACTTCAGCAGGGCGGCTCTGCCACCTAATTTAACGGGAGGTAGTGGCGATGGAAGAGCTTTTGCCCCGTGTTAAGAAAAATCTCAACCTTGAACACGATGCGGATGATGACCTTGTAAGAGGTTACATCCTTGCCGCCATCGCCTATGCCGAGGGTTATCAGCATCTCCCGGCGGGAGCATATACAGAAACCGCTATGTCCGAAGTCACAAAGCAAGGCGTTATTATGCTTGCAACTCATTTTTATGAGTCCCGTGATGGAGGTACAGGCGGTTTCTTTGCGGATAACCCCCAGGCGGCATCGCAATCGTGGAAAACTATCCATATGCTCCTTATCATTGACCGAGATTGGAAGGTGTGAGTATGAGCCTTGGAAAAATGAATACCACCGTAGAAATCGGTATCTTTAAGAGTATCAAGGATGCCGAGGGCTTTGCCACATCCGTTTATGAGGGTGTGGCTTCTGTCCGAGCTTTTAGAGAAGGTAGACACGGCTCCCAACGTTGGGCTAACCTTGCTGCCTTTAGTGATGCCACCGACCTCTTCCGCATCCGCACCATTCCCGGTGTCGATATTTCCACCGACCACATTCTTCTTTGCAACGGCGAGAAGTACGATATCATCTCGGTGGAAGATGTGCGAGGACGCGGTATGTACCTTGAAATAATGGCAAGAAAGGTGGTGCCGACTCGTGGCTAAAGCAGAAATCCAAATGCCGGAGGAGTTCCTTGAAAGGCTCTCTGCTCTTGGCGAAAAGACAGACGAGATTGCCGAGCGTGTGCTTGAGGCGGGTGGCGAGGTTGTGCTATCTAAAGTAAAAAGCAACCTGGCTTCTGTCGTTGGCAAGAACACGAAGGTCGCATCTCGTTCCACGGGTGAGCTTGAACGCTCTCTCGGTATGACACCTCCCAAGGTGGACAGAGACGGCAACTATAACATCAAAATCGGCTTTGCAGAACCTCGTTCCGATGGCGACAGCAACGCAAAAATCGCCAACATCCTGGAATACGGACGGCACGGACAGCCCGCAAAGCCCTTTTTGAAGCCTGCAAAATCAGCATCGAAAAAGGCGTGTGAAGCGGCTATGATGCAGAAATTTGAGGAGGAGGTAAACAAGCTATGAGCATTCTCGCAGATCTCAATACGGCACTTACCCCCTTGGGTATCCCGCTTGAAACGGGTATCTTCGGAGATATAGCCCCCGACAAATACATCGTAATCGTACCGCTGACGGACACTTTCGATTTGAATGCCGACAACGCTCCGACCTACGATGTTCAAGAAGCGCGTATCTCCCTTTATTGTAAGGGCAATTATGGTGCCGATAAAAACAGAATTATCCGTGCGCTGTTCGGCGCGGATTTAACTATTACGAACAGACAATATATCGGTTATGAAACCGACACCGGCTATCACCACTATGTGGTGGATGTCGCAAAACACTATGAAATGGAGGAATTTTAACTATGGCAACAATCGGTCTTGACAAACTGTACTATGCCAAAATCACCGAGGACGCAGATGGCAACGAAACCTATGAAACGCCCAAGCAGCTTGCAAAAGCGATGACGGCGGATTTGTCGGTGGAACTGGCAGAGGCAACCCTCTACGCAGACGATGGCGCAGCAGAGATCGTCAAAGAATTTAAGAGTGGCACCTTGTCGCTCGGCATCGATGACCTCGGTGCAGCGGTCGCATCCGACCTTACAGGATCGGTCATCGACAAAAACGGCGTGGTTATTTCCAGCACCGAAGATGGTGGAGATCCCGTGGCAGTTGGCTTCCGTGCCAAGAAGGCAAACGGAAAGTACAAGTATTTCTGGCTTTACCGCGTGAAGTTCGGTATTCCCGCGACCGCGCTCGCAACCAAGGGTGACAGCATCACGTTCAGCACGCCCACAATCGAGGGCACCGTGCTTCGTCGCAACAGAGCAGACAATACTGGCAAACATCCCTGGAAAGCAGAGGCAACTGAAGGTGATACCGGCGTCAACAACACCGTAATTGCTGATTGGTATAAGGAGGTTTACGAACCTTCGCATACCAGTGCAGCACCCACAGGGGCATAAGGAGGTAGCGACATATGATTACAGATAGAACCGCAACCATTACCATCGGCGGTGACGAATACGAGCTTGTTCTCACCACCAAGGCTACCAAGGAAATCGCAGGTCGTTACGGCGGTCTTGAGAACCTTGGCGAAAAGCTCATGAAGAGCGAGAATTTCGAGATGGCTATCGGTGAGATCGTATGGCTGATTACGCTCCTTGCAAATCAGTCCACCCTCATCCATAACCTCAAGCACAAGGACAGCCCCCGTGACCTTCTCACCGAGGACATCGTGGAAATCCTCACCGTTCCCGCCGACCTTGCATCCTATAAGACCGCCATTACCGAGGCTCTGTATAAGGGCACTCAGCGTAACGTGCAGAGCGAGGCTGACACAAAAAACACGGTGGTCGAGTAAGTGACGAAGAGCTGTTTACTCGGCTCATATATTACGGCCTTGCCCACCTTCATCTAACCCTTGATGAGGTGGGTCTTATGCCGTTTGGTCTCTTGCTCGACCTTTGGGAATGTCACAAACAATTTTCAGGCATATCCAAACCGAAACGGGAGCATTTCATAGACGATATTATCCCCGACGGAATATAACAAGGAGGTGGTGATATATGTCAGAAAAGTTCGGCTTAAAGATCGGTCTTGAAGGTGAAAAGGAATTTAAAAAGTCCCTGGCAGAAATCAACCAATCCTTCAAGGTCCTCGGTTCGGAAATGAAGCTTGTGGAAGCTGAATTCGGCAAGAACGACAAGTCTATCGAAGGGCTGACCGCAAGAAACGAAGTGCTGGATAAACAAATATCGGCACAAAAGCAAAAAATCGAAACCCTCCGTGCAGCATTGCAAAATGCCGCCGACTCCTTTGGGGAGAACGATAAACGCACCCAGGCTTGGCAGATACAACTGAATAACGCAGAAGCCGCCCTTATCGGTATGGAACGAGAGTTGAAGGATAACAACGATGCCCTCGAAAAAGCCGAAAAAGGTATGGACGAAGCGGGTGATGAAGCAGACAATATGGGTGATGAGGTGGAGGGTGCGGGCAAGCAAGCAGATGATGCCAGGGGCAAATTTGAAGGTCTCGGCACGGTCTGTAAGGCTACCGCAGCCACCATCACCGCAGCCTTCGCTGCTGTATCTGCCGCCGCTGTTGCCGCCGGAAAAGCCCTTGTGGATATGGCGACAGAGGGTGCGGCTTATGCTGATGGTGTCATCACCACGGCAACCCAAACGGGCATCGCAACGGATAAGCTCCAAGAATATATGTATGCCGCCGAGCTTGTTGACGTCTCCACCGAAACGCTCACAAAGTCGATGGCAAAGAATATCAAGTCGATGTCCACCGTTGCCAATGCCGCAACCGAAGCCGAGGTCGATCTTGAAAAGCTCGCCAAGGCAGAAGCCAAAGCCACCACCGCACAGCTCAATCTTGAAAAGGC